CTCCGGGTGGTCTTCGGCCCTACAAGGCTCCCAACCCTCACGGAGTTTTGCGGACGTATTCGTTGGGTCTGATGTACCCATCAAACTGGTCCGGATCCACCTAAATACCCAACCTTCTTGCTGCTTTGGTTCCGGCAGGGTTTGAGGAGGAGTCCACGCCATTTTGCGTTGCGCGGATTCACGGTTTTCAAGTTCACGAGCGAGTCGATTCTCAGCCATTTTGGTTAGCCTCCAGCTTCATAAGTTCACGTGCGTACTGTTCATTGCTCAAACCCAATTTCTTGGCGATGGCAACTTGAGTCGGTGTCAGGCGGACCTGACGCGGCGCGGTTCCCCGCGTTACCGGAGCCACTACATTGGCTGCTTTTTGTGCGCGGGGTCTCTCCTGTTTGGGAGCGGCCTCCGTCGTTTGCTCAGCGTCGTCCTCGAAAGACTCGGGGAATCGCTTACGCATAGTCTGGTCGATTTTGCTGTAGTAATCATCACTACGCGGATCAACCCCTGACTTAACCAGTTTTTCGTGCAGGCCAAGGGCGAGGGCGGTCATCTCCTCGTCTGCCCCGAACCAAGTGTTGCGATTTCGCCACTCTTCTNNNNTTCTGCCCGTTTATCTGGCATTGGAGCGGCCACTTGGTCAGGAGCCTTAACCTGTTGATTCTGTTGTACACCCGATTCCTGTTTTTGTAAAGTGGGCTTAAACCGCTCTACTTCCTTAACCCGCATTTTGGCGTCGGTAAGGGCTTCTTGGGCTTCCGTAATCTTGTCGGCATCCCCAGACTCGTATGCCTGCTTAAGCTGCTCCTTTGCCGAAACGACACTGTTAGCAGCGGATTTAGCAGCCTCTTCAACATACGCCCGCTGCCCGAGCGTAACTTTCTGGCGTAGTTGCTTATTTTCTTCCTCGCGGGACTGGGCAAACCGGAGGGCTTCTTCCCGTTCCCGAAAGGCCCGCTCCTTCTCACGACGCTCGTCGTGCCACACCTTCTTCATCTGGGAAAGGCGCTTCTTGACCTTCTCGGAATAATCCTCAAGGTCGTCCTTGTCCAGTTCCTCTACAACTTCTTTAGGGAGGGGCTTACGGCCCCGGTCTTCAGGTGGGGTATCGTCCTCAATCTGAATCTCAAGGGCGTCCTCGACCACCTGTTCAGGCTTGTCGGAAGCCTCGGTTTCGTGGGGAAACTTAAATTCTTCAGTCATGATTTACTCCTTAAACGCGACGAATACCACGGGGATCATCAACCACCGCTTCAACCGTATCGTCGTTAATAATGCGGAACTCACGTCCGTGGATGACCAGTCGGGTACCGGCATAGGGGCGGGTCAACACAAAGTCACCCTCCTTACACCAAGGTCCAGTCGGAAAGCGGTCCTTATCGGTGTAGCAAAGGTCGCCCATTGAGACAACGAACAAGACAACCGTAGTCAGTTCCTCGGTTCGTTTGGTGTCCTCAGCCTTGATAATTCCGCCTTCGTATTCCTCTTCAACGTGCGGAACCGCACAGAGGATTCGATACCCTTTAGGGCCCGGAAGTTGTGAAGCCTTCTTTGCTTCTTCCTGTGTCTTCTCAACGTCAATATTACTCATCGTTGCGCTCCAAGCGTTTTGCAAGGTCTTTAATGTGGTTCTTTGCGAGGTCGAGACCCTGTAACGCTCCGCAAAGCCTTTTGTATTCACCCTCATCCAATTTGCCTTGAATTAGGGCTTCAATAATCAACGTGCGCTCCTCTTGGAGTTTTGAGTCCAAGTATTGAAGAGCGTTGCCATATGCCATGTATTACTCCTGTTGCGGTGATATCTCCGGTTGTTGGCCTCGGGCAGCAGTAAGCCGAAGCTTCGCCCCCTCAACCATCTTCTGTACCTCAACGTCCGTCTTGTGCTTCTCAATGTCCACACCGAGACGGGCAGCGTCGAGTTCAGTTCTTGCAGCGACCTCCGCTTGTCGGAGACGCAGTTCATCTTCTCTGGCAGCAGCGTCGATAAGATCTTTCTGCTGTTTGCGCTGCAACTCAGCCTGCTTGAGTTGTGCGTCGATCTGCACCTGCTGGGCCTTAGTCTGGGCCTGCATTTGCTTAATTTGGAGGTCCATCTGCTGCATCTGCACGAGCGGATCCTGCATCTGCTGCTGAGCCTTTTGAGCTTGAGCCTCCTGAGTATCTTTCTGGAGAAGCTGCGCTGCCGCTTCCGCTGCAAGGCGGGACAGTTCAACTTCAACTTGAGGCGGCAACTCGTTCTCGCCCCCTTCGGCAGGCGGCGGGGGCAACGATGCACCTAACTGCTTCTCAATCTCGCGGCGGTACTTAAACGCCGTGTGTTCCATAATGTGTGCCTGAATAGCCCCCATAATCTGCTGTGCCATTGGGTTTTGCCCAACCGTCTGCATAATCATCGGGTCTTGTATAAACGCTGTGTGCGTCTGCAAGTGAGCATCGTGGTCCTGATGAATAAACGCCATGGTCGGCTTACCAGTCAGGAACCCCATGTTTTCACTAATCGGGTCGATTGGCCGCAATTCTTCTTGTACCGGGATAATCTTGGCCGCGTTCTTGACGCCCAAAGTCTCAATCATCTGACGGTGCAGATACGGCATGTCATAGATCTGCGGAGCGGTCTGAGAAAGCTGCAATACCGCTTGGTACTGCACAACCTTCTGCGACATGGTTGCCGCATTCGGGTCGGACACCGGCAAGACATCGACGTTATCGTAGTCTGCTTTCTTGGCCCGGCTGTCGCCAATTTCTGGCTCGTAGCTGTACTCTTCCGGGGTGTAGTCCCGAATAATTCCGGCGAGGAGTTTGAACTCCTGCTTCATCGTGTAATACACGCGAGCCTGCACAGCCGACATCACCTTCAACACACGCTCCAACACGGCGAGTGTCGTACCCACCGGAGCCTGCGAAGACATATCGGAGATCTTCAGATCCGACACCGCAGCAAAGCGGCGTCCTTCCTCGACCACTCGGTCCATCAACTGGGCCAAAGTCTGCGAGGGTTCCTTGTACGGGAGAGGCAAAATGTTGTCGCGGATCGCCCCCGATGGGATATCTACGTCGCGGAATTCTCCCGGAGCAATAGGCGTATCGTCTCCCTTAATTCTAAGCCCGCGTGACTTGAGGCCGCCCGGAAGGTTGCTGAGGGTTCCTGCGTCGATAAGCTGCCTAAGAAGAGATGTAGCTGCCTTAGAGTGTCCGCCGATAAGGTGGATGAGACCAAAGTAGTAGAACCCGAAACCGGGGATGTAACCATAATGAACAAAGTGCTGTCGCTTGGCTTTAAGCTCATCGTCTTCCTTCCAATTCCGCCGAATGGCTAGAACAGTTCCCGTACCCTTTTCAATAGTCACCACGTACGGCAGTGCAATACCAGTCTCGTTGTTGTCGTCGTCAACGTTTGGATACCCCGCAAGGTCCAGATTGACGTGCATCTCAAGCAACTGGAACCGGTCATCCATAGACGCCGAGAACCCTTGGTCCTCAGCCTTCTGCTTCTCCACCTCGTCCATCGTGCGAATCGGATCGCCCAGATCAATATCACGATAGAACCCGGCGTACTGAAGTTTCTTAACGTCGTTCTCGCTCTTACGCATCTTGTGCGTAACACGCTCGGCTGTCTCTAAATTCGCCGCACCATACGGCACAACGATATCTTCCGCCGGGATATATAAAGCGGTCTGACGCCCCAACGCCGGGTCGTAATACACCTTCTTGAACGCATTACCCGCGAGGGCAAGACTGAGGAGAAGCCGCTCATGCTCGGGGCGATACTCCGGCATTTTCTCGGTCAACTGATAATTCATATCATCAGCAACACGTACCGCAGCGTCTTTCTTCTCCGGGGTCTCCTTACCGATAATCTTGGTCTTCACCGGCCCTGCTGCCGGGAATGTCTCCATGATTGTCTCGGACTGGAACTTGACCGCCGACTCCATCAGGAGCGGGTGGAACACACCGCAAGCACCCGGCCACGGCTCAGTCCGCTCTTCGTACCGGATACCAAGAATCTTCAGTCCCTTAACGTAAGTATCAAGCCATTCTTTGCGGTCAGCGAGGTCTTGGTCGTACTTACCAAGGAGTTCACCGGAGAGAGTCTGCAACTCGCTCTCATCCATAAAGTCTGCAAGGTTGGCGTCAAAATCTTCAGCACGCGACTGACTTTCGCCAAATTCAATCATCATCCCGTCAACGCCAATCCGCACTGCTTCCGGGTCTACCACTTCAATTTCGATAGGAGCGGTGTCGGCTGCAAGAGCATCCAGACCCAACGGGGCCTCATACAGACCTTTATCCATATTTGCAGCCATCTATATTCTCCTAGTAATAACCTTCTCTACGTCGTTTAAAAAATCGTTCCGGTTCAGGCTCGTCGCTAGCTAAGCGCAAGAACCCACCTTGCCTGTACCGCAATAGGGCTTGTGTCATGGAGTCCACCAAGTCATCATGTTCTCCAGATGGGAAACTGGCGACTTCTTCGACCAGTTCCTCGGCCCAGTGGGTGTTCGGTACCCACACCCTACCAGATGCGAATATATCAGCAACTGCGTTCAAGCGGGCGATCTTGTCATTACCCTTGCTTGGGGTGAACTCCTGCACCGGAATACCCATGGCCCGCAGTTCAAATATGAGGGGGCTACCTGCGGCCTTCGCTTCCACAATCAAACTGTCCGGATTCCAGTACTTGTATTCCTCTTGTGCCCGCTCCTTTAGCTCCGGAAACTCCATACGGTTTTTGAATGCGTTAAGCAGGATGATATTCGACTGATATTTCCCGGTGTCGTCCGGAGATTCGAAGATTCCCCACGTAGTACATGCAGAGTAATCGGCACGCTGGGACTTGAGGAACGCGGTATCCCAAGACTGGATCACGTAACTGCATGGAGGGGGGCTGTCGTTTTCCCAAACCTTCCACCACTCACGTTTAACGATGGCCGATACGTCAGAAGTAGGCTCTTGCTGGTACTGAGCCATCCATTTGCCGTTTGGAAGCTCTTGTTTTAGTGCTTCTAGCTCCGCGAGACTCCAAAACTGCGGCCAAAGTGGGTTTCCAGAAGGCAAAAGTGCCGGAAATTCGATAACTTCCCACTCTTCTCCACTTCTTTGTGCTGCGGCCTTCAAAACTTGCCCGGTTAGGTCCTTTTTTGACCACCGAGTCATCACTATTACAATGGCACCACCCGGTTGGAGACGCTGACGAGGCCCTGATGTGTACCACTCGTAGGTCTTTTCGTAGACTTCGGGGTTTGACTCGGCCAGAGTTGCTTCTTGTTCCGAGTGCGGGTCGTCAATAATCAGTAGATCGTTGCAGCGCAACCTCTGGAAATATGTCTTTGTACCGGTCTGAATCCACCAAGTTACGTACTTTACGTCCAAACCCCACCGCCAATTCCGCTGTGTGAGAAGTCTGAATGATCTTCTTGCCGGGGAATCTCCCTAAAAACCAACTTGGTAGCAGGTACGAAGCAAACTCAGACTTCGTATGACGGGGTGGCATATTGATAATGAGGCGTTTTACTTCCCCATTTGCCACGCGTTCGAAGGCTCGGGCCATCTTCTCGTGGTGTCGGCCATGTATGAAGTTTGGCCACACATAATTAACGTAGGCCATGAAGTCGTTTTGGGATTTCTCCTTGGTGCCAACCTTGCGAGCTTCAGCCAGAAGCTGCCCCACCTTTTGCTGCAATTCAGGCGGTAGGTTCGGCAGGCGTTGTTCGATGTTACGGAGTAGGTTCGGATCCATCTTTCGTAGCAACTTCTTGTGAGTTGTTGAGTCCTAACTCTTCATCCAGATCAATCTCTGCAAGGGCTACGGGTTTATCTTCGTCCACTACCTCGTATTCACCTTCATATAATTGCAGAGTTTTCTTCAACTCGTCTTCGATGTCCTTAACCGTACGGTGCGTCACATTTACGTCGATCCTCTCCGAAAAGAGTCCAACTCCTGAGACTTTGCCCAGTAGTTCCAGAGCCTTGAGCCTGACCTTTGCATCTTCGTCAGTAGACTCAACGACCAGCTTGTTTGTGACGTAATTACGCAGCCGACGATGTACGTCGAATAATTCCCGGTCGAACTCGGTAAGTATCGTATTAAGGTGTTTAACCGAAGCAGGCGTAAGGTCTCTTGGAGGCGGAAGTTTCTCTTCCAGCATTATCTCGTGAGACTGCATTCGATCATCGTCCGTAACTTCGACGGACAAGCCTTCACTCTCTAGAACCTCAACCGTGTTGAGTAGAGCCTCAGCTTTTGCGCGGAAGTCGTTTAGCTCTTCCGGAGTTGTATCAAATGGGAACGGAATCCCCAGTTCTGGCGTTGCAACAACCGGCATAACCGTGCCTGTGATGTCGTTGCCCGGGAGTATACGGACTATTTTAAAAAATACAAATATATCCCGTGGGGGTATGGGACCCAAACGAGGTACCGGGGGGTGTTTCTATATGAGGGGGGTAGGGGTCTGCCCGGGAAAAAACTAAGTCCGGTTACGATTCCGGAGTGCTTTGTCAAAGACGCGCCTTAAGTGGTGGTGATGAAGGGGACTTAAGGAAGCCAGCACCGATTTTAAAAATAGTATACCAGATGTGCGGATCATAGAGTACAGAGAGACGCGGGACTCCTAATGCCATTTGGGTGGGTCGGGGTACGGTGGGGTCGCGTTCAACCCGATGTATAAACATTGTTTATACTTTGAAATCCTAAAACACTTGACATTATCACCACAATATGAGATTATAATAGGGCAATCGCGGCAAGGGCCGCAGCAATATATAAACAAGTTTACAAATGGAGTGCATATCATGATTAACGCGAACATCAAAAAGGTTGTGACGGACGCTATCGCCAC